AAAGATAAAAGAATTAATGGATGAGAAGGAGTCCTTACGGACTTCATTAGAAGGATTTACTGGGCAGACCAATAGTGGTATCAACATCATTTGGACTACTATTAGTGGTCGAAGCCAAGTAGATGCCGAGGAAGTGCAAAAACTTCTCGGCTTTGTACCAACAAAACAAGGACAGGAATCGGTTAGATTATCTGTCAAACAAACTGGAGGAAAATAAATGGCTGCACCCGAAACTACTAAGTTTCAAATCAACTATAAATTAGCTGATGGAACTTTAATAAATATCTACGCAACAACACAGAGTGAGTTAGAGGCTTCTTTAACTACAATTTCTGATCTATCAACACTGATAACAACAACTGCTGCCACACTAGGTGCAACATCACAACCTGGTAGTGCTGCTATCACCTATGCTAAAAGAGCACTTGGTGCTACCCAAATAAATGTAAGTTCTAATGTTGGTGAAGAACAGATAACTGATAAGTATGGAACCGTTTGGACATATGGTAAATCAGATGCACCTGATTGTATCAATGGAAAAATGATCTTTGCTACAGGTACTTCACAAAAAGGTAAACCTTATAAAGGTTGGTTTGATCCAATGAAAGGTCCTAAACCAATACGTAAACCAGAAGGTTATACGCCGGTTGATCCTATCTTTGTAAAGTAATTCAATGAGGGTTCCTTGGGAATTCGAGAACCCTAATTGCGCTCAAGTAGGTGTGGAGTTTTTCTTTCCCGTATCTGGAAACTCAGATAGAACCCACACCCAAAGAGTTATTGATATATGTAAGAGCTGTTTGCACTCAACAGAGTGTGCGGAATGGGCAATTCATAACGAACGTCACGGTATTTGGGGCGGTCTGACTGCGACTCAAAGAAAAATTTTAAGAAGTCAACGAGGAATAGTCTTACCAAGAGAGGAGTATATTGTTAAATCTAAATAGGGCGTGGCGAGATAATAATATAAATGCAACACCATTACCTGATGTTTGGAGTACGATTGTAAAAAAACAGATTCACTTCCGAAGAGGTCAGTTATGTATGGTTGCTGCTGCGCCCAACGTTGGCAAAAGTATGTTTGCTTTGATTTACGCAATTAAAGCAAAGGTTCCTACTTTGTTTTTCTCGGCAGATACCGATACCGCAACTGTTATGATGAGAGCAGCCTCTCACCTATCGGGGCATAGTCAACTACTGGTGGAAGCGAACTTAAATAGTAACCGTCATTGCTATGATAAGCACCTTTCCAATATGGAAAATATACAATTTGTCTTTGACTCATCACCATCTTTAGATGATATTGAGTTAGAGGTAAAAGCGTATATAGAACTATTTGGAATACCACCAGAGTTGATTATTGTAGATAACCTAATGAATGTTGTGGCTGAGTCTGATAATGAATGGGCTGGATTACGATCCATTATGGTTGAGTTTCATAATATGGCTCGTAAAACTCAAGCCTGTGTAATGGTTTTACACCACGTCTCTGAGCAGTCAGAGTATGGTAAAACAACAGAACCACCAGCTCGTAGATCTATTCACGGTAAGGTATCTCAATTACCGGCACTCATACTAACGCTTGGGTATGATCCAAGTGTTAGTGTGCTTAGGGTAGCTGTAGTAAAAAATAGATTTGGTCCACACGTTGCAGATGGTTCAGATTATGTTGGTCTATTTGTTAATTATGGCCTTTGTCAGATATCAGATTCAAATAGTTTGGGTATGATGTATAGAAGGGATGCTTTGTTAAATGAATCCGAGATATAATAAAACTAAAGGTGCAAAATTTGAAACAGATGTAATGAAATGGTTTAGGAAAAAGGGTATACTTTCTGAACGACTTAGATTATCAGGGTCGGAGGATGAGGGTGATTTGGTGGTAGTAGTTGCAGATCAAACTTATATTTTTGAATTAAAGAATACAAGAAAATTAAATTTAAAGGAGTTTTGGGATGAGGCACAAAAGGAAGCTCATAATTATTCTAAGCATCGTGGTATTAGGAAGCCTTTTTCTTATGTATTACTTAAGAGAAGAAACTCAGGAATAGATAAGGCTTGGGTTATACAAAGTTTAAATCAATGGTTGAAGGATAAGAAATGATATGTGAATCCTGTTTGATAGCTGGTTGGTATAATTCAAGGAGTATTGTTTTTAAGGCAAGAGATTATCACGAGGAGTGTAAAGGAGATTGCCCTTGTCAACACAGGATTGGTCCAGGGTGGGTAAAAAAAGAAGGTATAAGGGTGCCACTGATGCAAATACAATCTCCATAAAATCAATAATTTCTTACTATGGTGGTGAGGTAAGAGAGGGCGGTAATCGTTCGGTGAAGTGTGTATTACACACAGACCACAGAAAGAGTGCGGTAATCAATACAAATACTAATTTGTACTATTGCCACACTTGCGGTAAAGGTGGTAATGCAGTAAATATTATTAGTATCAAAGAGAATTTGGAGTTCAAAGATGCGCTCATCCGTGCAGTTGAAATCATCGCTGCAAGCAGCGATTCAGTACGGCAAGGATCTAGACGGGGTAACAATAAAGTTTCTCGAAGATCGTGGAATATCTGAGGAGATAGCCAAACGGTACCAGCTTGGTACCATTTTAGAACCTTACCCAGGTCACGAAAACTATCGGGGTTGGATGTCCATACCCTACATAACCGCAATGGGATACTGTGTTGGGTTTAAGTTCAGAAGATTAGATGATAATAAACCTAAATACGGATCTCCGTTAGGACAAAAAAGCCATCTTTACAATGTCAGCGATATCGTTATTTGTAGTGATTATATAGCAATTTGTGAGGGTGAATTAGATACAATTATTGCATCTGCCATCTTAAATATACCTGCGGTTGGGGTGCCAGGGGTTGCTGCTTGGAAACCCCATTTTACAAGGATGTTTTCAGGTTATGGCAAGGTTTTTATTATTGGTGATAATGATATAAAAGATGATGGTTCTAATCCGGGGGCAGAGTTTTCTAGAATGGTAGCTCAACAAATTAATAACTCCATAATCGTGTCGCTTCCAGCCGGTATGGATCTTAATGATTTATACTTGTCTAGTGGTATAGATGAAACCAAAAAGATCATAGGAGTATCTAATGTATGAAGAACACAGACCTGATGGTACTAGTAGAATGGTTGGCGACATCAGGGATCTCTATCATCAAGATCAACTACGACAAAAACACAATAGAGGTCGCACCACCTCCACTGAAAAAATAGATGATGAATTTATCTCTGATATGTGGCAGATTATGGATGCTGCTGGTAATTTACTAATTGCAAAACATCACGATTACGGTCCATTAAATATTGCAAGATCCCCTGGTGGTCCAATAAATGGATTAAGAGTGCGGATGTGGGACAAGGTTGCTCGTATAAATAATTTAGTGGATAGCAAAGTTAATCCTAGTAATGAATCACTACGAGATTCTTTTATGGATTTACTCAACTACTCAGTTATTGCAATTATGGTTCTTGATGGTAAATGGCCAGAGGTTCCCACGCTGGATTGTGAATAGCTTTTATGCCTCGCACAAAAAATAAAACTTATGAAGAGCAACGAGGTTCAAGGATTCGTTCTTACGGAATAAGCACTGAAGATTACGATCAAATGTTAATAGATCAAAATGGTGTTTGTTATATCTGTAATAAAAAACCTAGTGATAAAAGAGCATTGGATATAGATCATAATCACGAAACAGGTAAAGTGAGAGGGTTGCTTTGTTCTCGACATAATAGGGCTATTGGTTTGTTTGATGACAGTATTAATTTATTGGCAAGGGCTATTGAATATTTATCAAGGGAAAAATGAAACCAGAACTGCACCCAACTCTTTATGAGTTAGTTCCCTCAGTATCTTATGTAATAACTAGAAAATTTAAGGATTGGGTCGAGCAAGAGGATGTAAAGCAAGAGTGTTATCTATGGTGTATAGGTAGATCAGAACAGTTTACCAAATTATTAAACGAACCCAATCATAGTGAGAGAGAGCAAAACGAAAAACGTATTGCTTATCAGATGAAACGTATGGCTGAAAGGTTTGCTCGTAAGGAGAAAGCTAGAAAGTCTGGGTATAAGACCAGTGATGAGGTCTTCTACGATACCGCTTTAATTGCTCAGTTAATTCCATTTGTTATTTCCTCAATAGTTGATGGCACGGTATTAGAACAAGCGCAAGAGATGATTAATGATGGAACCCCTAAGAAACAATCAACACCAGCCGAGGGTGGCAATTTATTGGCAATCTTAATAGATATAAAGAAGTCTTATACTAAATTACAGCAAGAAGATAAAACTATATTACAAATGAGATACCACGATAACTATACCCTTCAACAACTAGCTCAGTATTTAGAGTGTGCTATATCTACCGCTGATCGTAGATGTAATTCAGCTCTGCGTAGGTTACAAGATAAATTAGGTGGGCAAACACCTTGGTCATAATACCAATGACTCTAAAAGATGCCAATGCCTATGTTTTTGAAAAACATAGGCATCATAAACCTAGTACCGGACACAAGTTTAGTATAGGACTATCCTTTGAAGGTGAATTAATTGGGGTTGCTATTTGCGGCAGACCTGTTGCTCGTGGATCTGATAATGGCTTTACTTTAGAAGTATCTCGTTTGTGTACCAATGGAAGCGATAATGCTTGTTCGAAATTATATGGAGCTTGTGTTCGTATAGCTAAAGAAATGGGATATAAAAAAATACAAACCTACATACTTCAAAGTGAACTTGGAACTAGTCTTAAAGCATCTGGTTGGACTATGGAAAAAATAACAGCTGGAGGACAGTGGAAACACACCGACGGAAAATCTCGTAGAACTGACCAGCCAACAGAGCCTAAACAGAGATGGATGAAACTATTATGAAATTTGCTTATGCAGATCCTCCCTACTATAAACAGGGCAAGAAAAGATACGGAGAGTTTCACGACGAGGCTCATATTTGGGATACTAAAGAATCTCATATAAATCTAGTAAAGCGTTTAATAGATGAGTACCCTAATGGGTGGGCTTTGAGCTGTAATCCAGCAAACCTAAGTTGGATTCTAATAGATGAGAATATAAGAGTATGTGCTTGGGTGAAAACTTTTCATCAAATTAGACCTTTAAGTACTAATCAATATGCTTGGGAACCTGTATTACTTTTTAATGGTAGACAAGAAAAAAATCGTAAACCAATGGTACGTGATTGGATTAGTGGTGTAGCAACTAAACGTCAGGGATTACCTGGAGCCAAGCCAGATTATTTCAATGACTGGATTTTGGCTTTGTTGAACTATCGATTAGGTGACACCATTGATGATTTATTTCCTGGTACAAATGGTATGGTAGAGGCGGTGAAAAGAGTTAATGAAAGAACAAGACCTCTTTGATTATCTAAGAGGTAATTACTACCCCGATCTTGAGAAAAGTGAGGAGTTTGACAACTGGGATTGTATCTCCGTAAAAGAGAAAATGTTTATAGAGTTAAAATCCCGAAGAACCCACTACCCTGATTTACTTATTGAAGAGAGTAAGTATCAGGGTTTAATTATGGCAGCGGGTATTAGATCTCTTACGCCTTGGTATATTAACGCCACACCAGAGGGTGTGTGGGGATTTGATTTATCTAAGATACCGCAACCCAAGTGGGAGGATAAATGGTTGCCCGTTACCACTGAGTTTGATAATAAAAATAAACGAAATAAATTGGTAGGATTTTTTAAATTAGAGGATGGGATAGAGTTTTAATGGAGTATCCTAATTGGTTTAGTTATGTTGAGACTAACTTTGCTACCTATCTTAATGAGTTCAAAGATAAACCTAATCTAAACTTCTTACAACTTGGTGTATTTACCGGAGATGCAACGGTGTGGCTATATAAAAATATCTTAACTGATAAAAGTTCGAAGCTGACCGATGTTGATACTTGGTTGGGAAGTGATGAGGCAAGCCACGCTGAGATGGATTTTGCTGATGTCTATCAAGTGTATAAACAGAAGGTAGAAAAACTACCGGTGGTTTCAATAATCTCAGATACCACCGAGTTTTTAATAAGACAGAGGGATTACCATAAACTTTCCTATGATTTTATTTATATTGATGCAGACCATACAACCGTAGCTGTATTACTAGATGCAGAGTTATCTTGGCCATTACTTAAAGTTGGTGGAATTATAGCCTTTGATGATTGGCTTTGGGGTAGAGATCTACCACCATCTAAAACTCCCCGCCCTGGAATACTTCTCTTTGTTGATCGTCATAAGCAGGAGTTAGAAAAAATTGTTATCAATAATCAATACTGGATTAGAAAAATAAGATAGCCCTGCTGGAAGGGTAGCAGAGCT